TATTGGATCACGTAACCGAGTGCAGCATTTCCATGTCAACGGATATGCGCGACATCACCACCAAAACAAGCGGTGGATGGCGCGAGCTGTTGCCAGGTTTGAAATCAGCAAGCTTGAGCGTTTCAGGCTTGTTTGCTGAGGACGCTACGAACGGTTATAACCAATTGGTAGATCACCAAATCGCAGGCGAAAAGCTTTTTGTGATTTTCACTAACACGGGTTCAGGTTCAGCCGCTAACGCAGGTGACGAGCAGTTTGACGTTGTGGGATATATCACGAGCCTTGAGCAAACCGCAGGCGTTGAAGATAACGTTGGTTTTTCAATGACAATCGAAATCACGGGCACAGTTGTACGCGAGGTAATTGCGTAATAACTTTACCGCATGATTGAAATTAAGCTTGACGGCAAGACGTACCCCATGCGTGCAACGATGCGCGCGTGGAAAAAGTTCGAAGAGGCAACTGGTAAAAAGGTTGCGCAAGTAGACAGCGAAGACATAACAGCCATTCCAGAACTGATATTTTATTTCGTTCAGGAAGGTTGCAAAAGCCAGGGCATGGCATTTGAAATGGACGTTGACGACTTTTTGGGAATGATTGAAGTGGGCGATTTGCCTGCTTTGTCAGAAGCGGTACAGAAGGCAATGGGTACTCAAAAAAAAACGAGAACCAAGACAAGCCGTTGAGTTGGGACGAAATTGAAGAAATGGGGCTGGGTCAATTGCGACTTAGCCCCGTTTTGCTTTATGATCTGACGTTTCCAGAATTCAGCAACGCCATGCGAGGGCACTACAAAGAAATCGAAGAACGCGAAAAAGCGGAATGGGAGCGCACCAGGTGGCTGGCTACCATCACCGTCAACCCACACGTAAAAAAGCGACTGACGCCAAAGGACTTGGCGACGTTCCCCTGGGAGAAGAAAGAGAAGGCCGCCGATGGATTAAGTATCTTGCGGTCATTAGCAAAGTAACGATATGGCAAAGCTTGGCGATTTAGTTGTAAGGATTGGCGCAAACACGCAAGACTTTAATGCGAAACTTGGAACGCTAAAAAGTCAGATACGCAAGGACACAAAAAACATAGCGGCGATGGGCCGCAATTTGTCCATGAGCGTAACGGCGCCGCTTGCTTTGATTGGCGCGAGTTCGTTTCGGACGGCTGCCGATTTTGAACAAAGCATGGCAAAGGTCAAGGCGGTATCAGGCGCGACCGCTGACGAATTTGCGAAGCTTGAAAGTAACGCCAAAGAGTTAGGCCGCACGACGCGATTCACTGCGTCGGAGGTAAGTGAACTGCAATTGAATTTTGCCAAACTTGGTTTTACGGCTGAGGAAATTACGCAAGTAACGGGCGCAACGCTTGCATTGGCGCAAGCAACTGGCAGCGACTTGGCGACAAGTGCCGAGGTAGCTGGATCGACATTGCGGGCATTCGGTTTAAGTGCTGACGAAACCAGCCGCGTCACCGACGTGATGGCCAAAAGCTTCAGTACGTCTGCGCTCGACATGGGTACGTTTGCTGATTCCATGAAGTACGTGGCGCCAGTAGCAAAGGCGGCAGGCTTAAGCGTAGAAGAAACCACGGCCATGCTTGCGAGTTTGTCGAACGCAGGTATTAAAGGCTCACAGGCAGGCACGTCATTGCGGCGTATTATTTCCGAGCTGGGCGCTACGGGTGGCGACGTGGCTGGCTCGATTAAAAAGCTGGCAGGCGAAGGCTTGAATTTGGCCGACGCCAAGGATGAGGTTGGGCGAAGCGCACAAAGCGCCTTGCTTGTTTTGGCAAACAGCACCGACCAAACGGCAAGCCTAGCAACCGAATTCCAAAACGCCAACGGTGCCGCCCAAGCTATGGCGGACATCATGGACAATACGGCTGAAGGTGCTATGAAGCGGATGCAGTCAGCTTTGGAAGGCGCACAAATTGAAATTGGATCGGCATTGGCGCCGATTATGATTAAGCTGGCTGGTATTGTTTCTGATTTGGCTGGCCGCTTTTCTTCAATGAGCGACGGCGGACAAATGCTAATTTTGGCCATCAGCGGAATCGCTGGAATGATTGGGCCGTTGCTTGTTGTATTGCCAAATTTGGTGAATGGAATAAAAGCCGCGAGATTGGCGTTTGCTGCATTGAACACAACGATGCTTGCCAACCCGTTCGGAGCGGTTGCCGCTGCTATTGGTTTGGTAGTCGGTGCGGTCATTATGCTGAACAACGCGAGCAGCGAAGGCAGTAACAAAGTTGACGACCTAAAAAAGAGTTTGGGCGGCCTTGACTTGAAGCAGCAGGCGGCAAGTATTGAGGGGGCGCGTACAGCTCAGGAAGCTTACGTAAAGCAGCTTGAAGAAGAAAAGAAAGCCATACTGAAATTGGCGCCACACAAGCGAAGCGCCAACAGTCAAGCAGGTAGGGACCTTAAGAAACTTGAAGCATCGTTAGAAACTGCCAACCAAGATTTGGCCGCAATGATGCAACTGGAAGAGGGCGTAGCGTTGAAGCTAAAGCAGACGGCAGATAATGCAAGTGCAGCGGCAGGAGGCATAGAAACAGTAGGCAACGCAGCAGGCACGACGACGGAAAAGCTGCAATCATTGCGCTCTGGGCTTGCAGGAGCACTGCAACCGCTCGAGGCTATGCCTATACAAACCGAACCAGTAACAAAAAGCCTTGCGGGCGTAAGTACGGCCGTTTCCGATATGGTCAGCGAGATAACGCCGCAACTCCAACAATTTAACGACGACGTAAGCGCAGCCATTGAAGGCGCAGTAAATACGGCTGTAATTGGGTTTGGGATGATGCTAGGCGAAGGCATTGCAACGGGCCAAGGCATGAAAGGGGTGGGCGCTATGTTGTTGGGCGTATTTGCTGACCTTGCAATACAACTTGGAACACTTGCAATTGGTTACGGTATCGCCATTGAGCAAATTAAAGTTGCTTTAGCATCGTTAGCTGGACCCGTTGCCATTGCTGCAGGTGTTGCTCTTATTGCGTTGGGTGCAGGTCTTAAAGGCGCAATAGCAAAACGCGCAGAAGAAAGCGGCGTGCCAGCCTTTGCGGAGGGCGGTTTGGTTTATGGACCTACGATGGGCCTTGTAGGTGAGTATCCAGGCGCAAAAACAAACCCCGAGGTAATTGCACCGCTTGATAAATTGCGCAGCATGATCGGCGGCAATACCGTCCAGGTAACTGGCAAAATTTCAGGCCGCGACATATTACTCACCAGCGAACGCAACGCAATTGATCGTAACCGTGTAAGAGGATTTTGATGGCAGACGCAATAAGATTACAGGCAGAATTTACCGACGACCTGGGCAACGATTGGCAGGTAAACATCCACGACAGCGACTACGTTGGTAGCATCGTACCGTTCAAGCTTGGTGGTGACGGATTCGTGCTGCGATACAGCGGTAACAACGAGGACCGATACCAACCCGTGATTGGTAGCGAAGTGACGTTTACGCTGACGGAAGAAAACAGCGACCATACGACGTTTATGGATTTGCTGGCTACCAATGTCGAGGCGCGATTTTCGGTAAGCATCCGCAAAGACCCTGATGGCACGGACGACTTTTGGTGGGGCGGCATCTTGTTGCCTGAGCAAGTCGTAAGGCCGTTTGATTATTATCCAATCCAGAATACCATCACGGCATCGGACGACCTCGGCAATTTGCAAAGCGTCAAATACAACAACGACGGCACGGCGTACACGGGTATCGAATCAGGTATTGAACACTTGTTAAACTGTTTAAATAAGGTGCGCACAACGCATCTATGGGGCACAGATGATTTTCTGTATTACGTCAATGACTTTGACAGCACCGATTACACAGGAACGGACCAGCTTAACGATACACGCATAAGCCATTACGGACTTTATAACCCTGACGAAAACAACATTAACCAATTTTACAGCGCGTTTGAAGTTCTCGAAAGTTTGGCGCGTGTATTTAATGCCCGCGTTTTTCAATCGCAGGGAAAATGGTGGTTCTTGCCCGTCGGTGCGCAGAAGTACAGCACGACGCTAACCGTAGAAGGCACGCAAAAGGACGGCACGGCAATCACGCAGCAAAGTATAGCGGCCGCCAAATCGTTTGACAGTACGTTTGAACGCCTAAGAGGTTACGAGTATACCTATTTAGCGCCATTAAAGACCGTGCGACGAACGCGACGATACAACGGGAATTACCCTTTAATTTTAGACAACCTACATACATCGAGCGAATTCGGCACGACGCTCAGTGATACCGACATTGATTACGTCAGCGGCACCGTCTTGGCCGTTAGTGGCACATTCAACTACACGTATGACGGTGACGGCACGAGTACAGGCAACGACCGCGTAAGCCGCGTTGAATTGGAATTCACGATTAAGATCGGCACCAAGTACTTGCAGCGCAACGTCACATACACAGGTTCGCAGCTGGTATTCAACGGCTTTGGCGATCCTGACGAATTCCCGTATGAATACACGACGCACGTGTATGGCAACACCAGCTTGAGCAGCTCGGCATCTACATACACCATTGTCAGCCCGATTTTTGACAAGCGCGACGGCGAAAGCCTTTCGATTCCGTTTTTCATTGAGCTGCCTGCGCTGGCATCAGACGAGAGCGGCCTCGATATTACGGTAGATATTAACGGCATCGACGACACGGGCGCAGCCGATACCGATTTGACCAATACCACCGACGCGGATTATGAAATCGTCGTCCTGCGTGCTGACGTGATTGGCGATGAAGCGTTAGGCGATACCGTGAGCTTTACCGCTACTAACAGCGACACGGCACGCGCCGACCTCGACCAAGGTGAAGTTCTGTTTGGTGATTATCAAACGGTCAACGCTGACGGTACGATTAGCTTTATTGAAGGCATCACGCAGACGTTCAGCACGTCGTGGCAGTCGCTCAACTACACGGGCACGGGTTTAAGTATCAATAAACTTGCGGTGCAGGAAATTTTGGGCGGTCAAGTAAAGCCGACACGCATACAACGCGGCGAAGTTTACGGCTTGCCCATATATATGTGGCAGGTGATCGACGACACCGATGGCGATTACGCGTTATTCGAAATGACGTACACGGCGCGCAGCCTTACGAACGAAGTAGAAGCGTTTTTGATTAGCCGCGACATTAGCGGCGTAACGGCAGACCAAGACGACGTAAAGAATACCACGACGCCAATAACAGAAGCGGATATTGTCAAATCCGCGACTGCGTTTCAAGCTTCAAATAAGATGCTGGGCGACGGTTACGAAGGATATGGCAGCCGCGACCAGCGTGCAATCCGTGAAATTGCACACCGCGATGGCGTTACCTATAGCGTTGGAGATTCCGATTTGCACATTATGAACACGTGGACAGGTCCCAACGGATTTGGGCGCATAGAGTTGCCATTGATTGCAGAAAGCCACGGGCGCATTATTCAATTTCATAGCGACAGCACCATAAGCGCCAACACATATGTGACGTTAGCGATAAACACAGGCGACACTGGCGTAACCATTGACGGCGCAAGTACTTATGATTTCAATCGTGCTTACGATGGAATCACTATCTTAGGCCACACGGATGGCCACTGGTATATCATACAGAAAAAGGACAAATGATTACGGAGATTTTGATAGCAGTAGTGCCAGTTTTGGCTGGTTTAATTGGCGTTTGGGTGAACCTCAATAGTACGGTGGCACGCCTCAAAAGCCGCGTGATTCAACTTGAATTATCGCAGGACGATTTCAAACGCGACATCAAAGAGCTGTTAACCATGGTGCATGACATTCAAATCATGATCGCCAAAATGAACCGCGAATGATTTGGGTTATCTTGGCAACCGTGTTCGCCAATATGGTATACAAGGCCCGTGAATATGGCCGCGCCGATATTGCCGACCTGATCATATTTGTCGCAGCCTTAGGAATCCTTTTCTTATGAGATATTTTCAGCCTGAAGAGTTCGATTGTAAGTGCAGCAAATGCCGCACCAATAACGAAGGACGCGGCGCTGAAATGATGGATGATTATTTCTTGCAGATGCTGGACGATGCCCGCCACAAAGCTGGCGTACCATTCCGCATCACGAGTGGTTACCGCTGCATCGCTCACAATCGCGCCGTGGGAGGCGTCAAGGATTCCGCACACACTAAAGGGTTGGCTGCCGACATTGCTTGCAGCGACAGCAGGACACGCGGTTACATTATCGGCGCATTGTTCGAAGCTGGATTTAATAGAATCGGAATCCATGAGCATTTTATCCATGTCGACGACGACCCCAGCAAGGACGCCGACGTGGTTTGGCTATACAAAGAATGAAGATAAACCAAATCAGCCGCACCGTTCACGAGGTGAAAGTAGAGCGCGCGCCGCAGCGTATGCTGTTTATTTCCGACGTGCATTACGATGCAATGAAGTGCGATCGTGCCATGTTAAAGCGGCATTTAGACGAAGCCAAAGCAACTGACTCGCCTGTATTCATTTTCGGTGACTGGTTTGATTTGATGCAGGGCAAATGGGACCCGCGCGGAACGTACAGCGACCTACGACCCGAATACAAAAGCATCACATACCTGGACGACGTAATCGAAGACAGCGCCGAATTCTTGACTAAATACAAAGACGTGATTCGATTCTTTGGACGCGGCAACCATGAAACAAACATTGAAAAGCGGATGCATACCAGCCCGCTGGACCGCGTGGCATATATCGTAAACAAGAACGGCGGCAATATCCAGGTAGCAGGTTACAGCGGCTGGCTATGGATGCAGATTTACGCCAACGGCAAGCGCCGCAGCTCGACCTTTGTACACTATCACCACGGAATGGGCGGCAATGCACCGCGCTCAAAAGGCGTTTTGCGCGTGGACATTGACCAAATGCAGTTTAAAGATGCCAGCCTAATCGTGCGCGGGCATACGCATCAGAAATGGCATTTGCCAGTTACGTCCGATCGTATCAGCCGATTTGGTAAACTGTATCAGGACAGCGTACACCATTTGCAGCTTGGCAGTTACAAGATGCTGGGCGACCGTTTCGCAGGCTGGGCGACTGAAAAAGGATTCAATACGCCACGGCTTGGCGGCTGGTGGGTTACCTTGCACAACTCTAATCACGATTTGCCGTATTGGAAAATCGAGGAAGCACAATAACATGAAAGAACTTTTGATCACTTACTGGGCTGAAATCGCCCTGGCTATTTTGACAGCAGCGGGAACGATCACCGCGCTCACAGAAACCGAAAAAGACGATAAGGTAGTAGACGTCCTGAAGCGGATTATTAACGCGGTAGTTTTAGGCCGCACAAAGCGACGCGATAAACAATAAGGCATATATTTGCGTCAGGGTTAGAATCATTCATTTTAGCAGGTTGTTTGTTTTGGGCGGCTCCATTGCGGGGCCGCTTTTTTTGTGCCAAAGAAAAAAAACTTCGAAAAAGTTTGCGTAACGAAAAAACTTGCGTATCTTTGAGACATCAAAAAACAACAAACACACAATCAAATGGACAACCTCATTAACCCCACCGCAAAGCAGTTCGCTTACATGACAGGCCTCTCTCTGGAGGATAGCCAGACACTCATCACCGACGCAAACGAATTCGCAATCCGATTCGAAGCACCTAACGGAGACTTTCGAGTCGCTAACATCTACGGCCACATCGCTCTGGTGGCTGTAGATTACACCGAGGCCGAAACAGAATACACAGTCTAACAAATAAAAAGCAACCATGAACAACTGGCGAGAAGGTTACGACTACCCCAGCGACGACGATGAGCAAGACGAACGCGATTTGCTCGACCGCGCAGACGAAGCACACGAACAACAAAACGACAAATAATGAAAAAGCCTATTTGTGTACGATCCAGCGTACACGTAAAACAAACCACCGATTTCAATCACTGGCAGCAGGAGCTGAGAGAGGAACGCGAATTCCTGCGCCTCATTGACAATTTCCGCGCCCAACTTATAGCAGCACGAACGAAATGAGCGCAGTACAGGAACTTAAAGCATTGTCGGAGCGATACGAGATGCGCGCCGATCACTTTCACAAAGACCCACGCGGCTTTGTCATCATGACGCGTCGAGGCGTAGAACACGTACAAGCTAAAATAAAAGCCGTGGTGACGTTTTCTATCGTGCCCGAATGGTCTGACCCCAGCGAAGGGAGATATTGCGTTAAAGCATACGCAAAATGCGAAATAGGGCAGGTGGAAACATTTGGCGAGGTGAGCAAATCAAATAACCGTAACGCGTATCCGATTGCGATGGCTGAAAAACGCGCTTTATCCCGCGCCATTTTGAAGCTCGCAGGTTTTTACCAGTTGGAAGTTTACGGCGAAGACGAAGTAGAATGAGCCTTGACGAATTTTTCGACGGTTTAGAAGCCGACCAGCACGCGCGGCAGGAGCAGCTTAAAGATTACGCGCTGCAATTGCTGGAAACGTCTACCATGCGCGACGACGATGACGGGCTGGAGGATGAAATAATACAAACCCAACCGACGCCAGAACGATGGCATGAGATATTCCAGCGGTTGCAGTTCAATCAATTACGCTGCATTGACTTGCACGGCTGGGGCAAATTTGAATTTAACCAATCATACAAAAATCATGGAATTGATAATTGAAGGCGTGATAGCACGCATCTGCAAACCGCAGGAATTTGCAAGCGGTTTTCGAAAGTGCGAAGTGCACGTAACTGTACAAGACGGGCAATACCCGCAAACGATGGCGCTTGAGTTCCTCAAAGACGACGTGGACGAAGCGTTAGGGCTAACCGTTGGAGCTGAAATAAAAGCGCGCTGCAACGTCCGAGGCCGTGAGTGGAAGAACGAAACCACAGGCGAATACCGCGCGTTTATGTCGCTGGTGCCTTGGAAGTACGAGCTGCCTGAGCCAAAGAGCATAAAGGAGCAGGTAATGGAGCAGGCAAACGATAACCCAGCTGAAGCCAATGACTTCCCTTTCTAACGTTCGCTTTGTGGTCAAGTTACCCGACCAGAATACGCGCGTGCAGTTCTACAACCTCAAAAGCTGCCAACGTTACTGCCGCGATTTAAGAGCCAAGCGAATACGATATAAATGCACTTTCTATTATGAAGAACCTGAAACAATTCATCAAAGAACACTTTGAGAGCGTAGATCATTGCGCTGAGGTGCTGGACGTAAGCCGCCGAACGGTGGAGAATTACATGTACGTCAACCCGACTGGCATACTGCGACACAGCGCCAAAATCGTGCAGGTAAAAGACATTAACCCGCTTGACCTTTTTGACGCAGTAGGCGAAACGATGGAAGAACTGAATGAAAACCGATCGCGCTAATTGGCAAACGCGAATGAACTACCTACAAATACCGCATCACGTATTTGGCGCAAAACTGAGTAGCCTGGAGCTGCTGATTTATTGCGACGTGTACACGATGAACCAGCAAAATCGAGAGTATTGGAAAAGCAACGCCGTTATAGGTGAGCAGTTCAATGCGCACCGCAGCACCGTGATTCGAGCCATTCAGCGGCTTGAGTCGCGGGGCTTGCTGGAGCGTAACGGACCGTCAGAAAGCGAACGGTATTTGAAGGCGTTAACAATTGACGCAGGGGGTAGCGTGGACGCGACGGGTAGCGTAGACGCTACGGGTAGCGTGCGCGCAACAAGTAGTAGCGTAGACGCGACGGGGGGGGTAGCGTGGACGCAACAAGGGGGTAGCGTAGACGCGACCCAAATAGAAAAAGAATATATCAAGAAGAAATCAATTAAGAGAGAAAAGGTGGTTTTGCCGTTTGAAACCACAGAATTCGAAAACGCATGGAGCGAATGGAAAGAGTACAAGCGAACGGATCACCGTTTTAAATACAAAACCGCCCAAAGCGAACAGCGGGCACTAATGAAACTACAGAATGAATACACCGACCAAAACGAAGCCATCGACGCTATCCACCGAGCTATTGCAAACGGTTGGAAAGGACTGGTATTTAAGCAGCCCACGAACGGCAGAGCTAACCGCCCAGGAGCGCGAAACCTTGAAAATAGCGTCAACCAACAGAAGCTTGCGGAGTTTGCAAGAACTGGACGCATCACAACTGACCGTCGAGACGTGTTTTAAATGCACCAACGTCAAGACCGCGCTGAAATACAACGAAGTGCCTACGCGCGCTGCGCTGACGGCCATGATTACACGAACCGTCAAGTTCATCGACGCAAATAAGACGCTTTCGACGCCTGAGGAAATCGAAATGACGGTAAACGAACTTCTGCACACGTACCCTTGCTTTACGTTGTCCGATTGGCGGTTAGCTTGCTACATGATGGCAAAAGAAGCGTTTGGGCCATATTACGAGCGGTTGAAGCTTGCACAGTTCGTGGAATGTTTCGCCAAATACGAGCAACTAAAAGCGCCCGTGGTAAACACGATCCGCGAAAACGAACGCCAGCAGTACGAACGCGAAACAGCCGAGGCGCTCAGATACATCACGCCCGAATTCGGCACCGAGTTTAACCCGATTGCGGCGCGCGTACAAAAAGCCGACTGGATGAAAGGTGAGGACCGTTTAACATATACCGAGCGCGAGGAAATGCGCCAGCGTGACAAAAACCGAAACAAATGAGAATTGACAAAACAAAAGACCGAGTGAAAGACTATTTGCGTCGATACAAATTCCTGCAAGATGATGACAACCGTTTGGTGACGACCGTATGGTATTTTGAAATGAAGGAAAACGGATACACGCCCGACCAAATGACAGGAACCGACGCGCTGCGAATCATTGCGAGCGGCGAATTAACGACAGCTGAAGCCATCACCAGGGCGCGCAGGAAAATGCAGGAAGAAAACCCAGAACTACGCGGTACCAAATGGCACGAACGGCATAACCACCAGGATGACGTAATTGAACAGCTTGGTTACCCAAACAACCAAATACAAATGTTCAATGACTAACCTTGAACGCTTTTGGCTCGACCTCATGTCAGGACGACGCTACATCATTAACGAAGTGTATGGCAATGAAGCCATGCTACGATACAGGCCGCACCCACGCGAGAAGGAACGGTTTTTAGAAAACAATGGCCGCGTAGAATTCGACGCGGAAGTAGCTGACTACAACCAACGTTTCTTTGACTTCTGCGAAGACCGTTTCGCCGATTACAAAGCTGCATACCTCAAACGCATAGCCGATAACGGACGCAAAGCGAAAAGCTGGCCGCTGTACAAAGACGGAGCCAACGAACGCGACGCCATAAAGCAAAAGATGCGCGATGTAATTTTAGGCCATGCCAAAGGAACCGACGAAGAAAACACTAAAGCGACAAACAGATGAGGTATTTAGCAAATACGTCCTTCATTCGCGCGCAGACAGTAACGGACAACTCATCTGCATTACGTGTGAGAGATCTCTCCCGATTGCAGAATGCGATTGCGGGCACTTTATCGGCAGACGAATTGAAAGTTTACGCTATGATGAACGCAACGTCGCTCCACAATGCCGATACTGCAACCGCTTCGGAAAGTACGGGAGAGGCGAACAGTATCTATTTGGGAGAGCGTTGGAAAGAGTGGAACGAGGACGGAGTGAGCAGCTTATGCGAGAAGCTCGAACAGGCGGCCAACTTAGCAGAACTGACCTTAGAAAACTCAGAGATAAATACCGCCGTCTATACGCAGAATACAGAGAACAAAATGATCTGGATGACTGATGCGCGCGCCATCGATTTGTTACGCACAGCAAGGCGAGCCATCTTGAGATGCAACGCAGACAGCAACAAGAAACCTGCATACTTGCATTCGCTTAGGAGGCTGAACGCTGTATTGCATGAGCTAACCAAACGAGAAGCATATACGTTGCAAGATGCCAACGATACCTAAAGGCCATCGACCCAGCCCGTGGCACAACACCCAGCGCAAGCCAGGCGAACGCGTGAACCGTGAGCCGCGATACAGCTCGACTAGGTGGCGAGCCTTGCGGCTGACATTCCTGCGGGAGAATCCATTATGCATCGAGTGCAACGAACTGGCGAACGTAGTGGATCACATCACGCCCGTAACGCAGGGCGGTGACTTCTGGCACGGTCCCTTTCAAGCCATGTGCGATAGCTGCCATGCACGTAAGTCACGCACGGAACGCAAGGATTTGCAAGGGGGTAGGGGGTAAAGAAAACGATATCGTTTAAGGGAAAAGT